GACGTATGCCATCTTCAGTTGTCGGGGCCGAAGCATACCTATGTTTTGGATGGTTTCAAGACCCATAATATCTTGGTTAAGACGGAGTCATAATGATTCGTTACGCGGTAGTCCATCATCCGAATCAGAAGCAGCAGCTGGCCATTCATCATATGCTCAGGAACTATCACTGGGAGTCTATCGATGACCAGCATGTATTGGTGTTAGCAGATTTTGATAAGGGGCATATGGATGCGCTCGACAGTCATCCCGATGTGCTGTTGGCTCCGAGTGTTTTTCACGGCAAGACGCTTCAGGCCCATGCGCATGAGAAGGGCAAGCATGAGCATTATGCTGCGTTGCAGAAGCTGGGCGTGACCGACCAGCATCAGACTGTTCACTTAGCAGGAATCTCTGCGCAGAAGTATGGGGCGAAGATGGAGCCATTTGGGGCTAATTTAGGAAAGGAAACTAAACAATATAGGATTGAAGAAAATCCTGGAAATAGGGATGGTAAGACAGTTACAATTTATAGTGTAAGGGATGACAAAAATAGATTAATGTCTGACTTTAGTTCAAAAGAACAAGCTAATAGATATATTGAAAATAGAAAAACTGAAGAAGAAGCTAAACCTAGTCAACCCATCCACATAATGAAAATTACCCCCGAGCTAGAGAAAAAAGCTAAAGAGGGATTTGAACATTTTTCTAGTGGTCCGACATTAGTTCCGGTGGATAAGCCTCCTGAGTTTGACAAGAAAGAAAAACCGAAATATAAATTGACCCCTATCGCTTACAATCCATTTGCTAATAAATTGCCTGATGCTTATAGCCAAATGTTACAGGATCGTAGCAATACAGTTATAAATACAATCAATCCCGGTACTAATTGGTCCGGTGATAAAAATGTAATGAAGCCAGAAGATATAGCGCCTTCCGATCAGGAAAACATTTAATGTCTAAAATTGTATCTGTTCCTAAGTCACAGTTGATTGAAAAAACAGCGTTGCAATTTGCATGTGAGTATTATGAAGCTGGTAGAAATACTGGTTTAACGTCAAAGCATAAGAATGCTAGAGCATTTGCTAAAGCTAATGTGGAAAAATTCGTTCCACTTGTTATTTCTACATTCTTAGATATGCTTGCTAATCCTAAGTTTAGCGAACATATGAAAAGAGAAATTTGGGACGCTATTCAAGAACGCCACAACGATCCTACGTTACAAACTCCTACACAACTTCCCAACATTGATGTAAAGAAACTTATTAGTATTGTTGACAGCAATAAGGGTAGCGATGCTACACAAGTAAATCTAAAAGCTGTTCAGACAATTGAGAATGCTTTAAAGTCTGTGAACAAAGATTATATTAAACAATTAAAGGTGAACTAATATGGCAAAACCATCATTTGTTTCAGGACTTAGTGAGCCTACTAATAAAGTTGACGCAGATGATGATATGCAGTGGAAAGCTCGCAATGCTCTAGAAGATATTGAAAGGGCAGAAAGTCATAAGCGCGACCGTGAATTAATGAAGCATGTTAAAAAAGCGGCACGCGAAAAAGTTAAAAACTTGAAGAAGATTTGTTAATAGGAGTTTGTTTATGTACGGTATCAGTATTGCTCATATTATTGTTGTTACGTTGGCTATTGTTCTTTTGTTTGGACGTAACAAAGTTAGTTCTTTGATGGCTGATATAGCAGGGGGTATTAAAAACTTTAAAACTGGTGTAAGGGAGCTTGAAAAATAATGGTTGATATATCCAGACGCTTCTTTTTAGGTGGTGCTATTTCATTGGTAGCTGCTGTTACTTTTAAACCATCTGTTTCGGCTATGATGAATTTGCCCACAATTTACGGTGATGGCAAAACAGATGATACAGCAGGGTTAGGAGCTTTGTTTAGAAGTGAACCAGTTACTTTTAAAAAGGAACAAATTGGTATTGATAAGCATGAAGGTTTGACTTTTCATAAAGGTAGCTTTGTAATTAGTAATTCAATTCATATTCCAGAAAATACTAAAATTGAAATCGAGAAGGCACATTTTATTGGGCGAGATTTACCGGATGATTTTCCATTCTTTATTTGTGAAGATTTTAGTGGAAAAGGTTTTAGCAATTCTTTAAAACCCGGTGTTCAAACTGTGTGGGAAGTTCAAAGAACTCATAAAAGTAAATTTATAAGTTATCCGTTCTTGGAAGATGGAGATAGGCGAAAATCGGGGTTTGTATGAACTGGCAAGGTATTGAGATTTCAAAACTTTCAGATGATGAATTGCTAGACGCAATTCATAGTGTGGGCACCATTGATGCTAACCGAGTAGATAAACTAGCTCAGCCTAGAGAACGTCATAAGAAATTGTTTGAAGCTTATCCACCTACAGAAAATCCAGCTTTTACGTTACTAGCAATAGAATTAAATAATGAATTTAAAAAAAGGAACCTGACTAATGTTTAAGTCTAGATTATTGTCCAGTGCTGTTTATTATGCTGCTGAAGATGAAAAGGGTAATGGCGATACTAAGTCCGAAAAAGATAAAGTTCGTGAAGGTATCAAGACTACTAACAATGCAGAAAAGGAAGATGACAAAACCGAAACTGACAATACATTGGATAAAGAAGATGATAAGGAAGGCAAAGAAGAAGGAAAAGATGACGACAAAGAAAGCGATGAAGGCGGTGAAGATGATGACAAGGAAGAAGATAAAGAAGATAAGGAACTAACTCCTGAACAGAAAGAAATTGCAGCACTTCAGAAGAAGGTTTCACGTCTTGAAAAGAGAACTGGTAGAACTGCCGGTGAACGCGATCAATTAAAGAAAGATTTGGCTGCTGCTAGAACACAGCTAGAAGCTAAGGTTGAAGCTGGCGAAGGTCTAACAGAAGAAGAAGTTGAAAGACGCTCTAATATTAAAGCTGAACAGATTGCTACTCAGCGTGAATATGATAAGGCTGTTAAAAAGTTGGTTAGCGATGCTACTAAAGCTGACAAAGATTTTAATACTAAAGCCGGTGAAATGGCTTCTGAAGTTGCTCCAGTTACACCATTTATGATTGGTGCTTTGGAAGATATTGATAATGGTGGCGCAGTATTAGCTTACTTGGCAGATAATGTTGATGAATATGAAGAAATTTTTGCTATGTCGCCAGCTAAGATTGTTTCACGTTTCAATCGAATTTCAGAAAAGTTAATTGCAGACGCAAAGCCAATTAAGAAGATTAGCAAAGTCCCTGATCCTCCTGAAAAGGGATTGAAAGGTAATCAATCTAGCCCAAGTGTTCTTAATCCAAAGAACATGGCTGAATATACGCGCGTTCGTATGCAAATGAAGGATGATAGACGAAAAGCGCGATTGCGTTAATCACTCCTATTGTGGGTATTTAAAACTAGCCCTTGACGGGGCTAGTTTTTTATTTATGGTTTGATCCATATTAAAGTTTTCTAGGGCTAACTCTAAACGCTCTAGTTGCCTTCTGAAGCTGGCGGTAATCGCTTCAGTCGCTTGTACGGGTTTCAGCAGCCCATTTCATCACCAAAAAATTTATTCGCGCCACTGTGCGCTTTAAAGGATACTTTCAATGGCTGGCAATACACTTTTAACTATTGATATGATTACTGCGGAAGCAGTAATGCTGTTTAAGAACAGCAATCTTTTCATCATGAATATGGATACTCAGTATGATCCAGCCTTTGCTATTGATGGTGCAAAGATTGGTTCTGGCCTTCGTATCCGCTTGCCGAACGATTATATCGTTACTTCTGGTCCGGCAATGCAGCCTCAGTCTACCTCTGAACAGTACACCACTTTAACTGTTTCTAGTCAGTTGAATGTTGCTGTTCCGTTTACCACTGCTGAACGCACTATGAGCATTGATGATTATTCTGAAATCATCATGGCACCAATGATTAACAACCTTGCTGGTGCTGTTGCTCAGGACGTTATGAATGGTTCAGAAGGTGGTGTTTGTAACTTCGTTTCCAACGTGGATGCTGGTGGCAATATTATCTCCCCCACTTCCGAACAGTTTTTAACTGCCAACGCAATTATTGACCTGTTGGAAGGCGATCCAATGACCCGCCGCGTTGTCAACGATCCTATTACGGATGCTCGCACCACTGTTTCGCTCCAGGGTCTTTTAAATCCTGCTACTGAGATTTCCGCTCAGTATCGCACTGGTATGATGAAGTCTGGTCTTGGCTATGAAAAGTGGTTCCGCGATCAGACTGTGATTAAGCATACTTCTGGTACTTACGATAGCTTAGGTACTGTGAATGGTGCTGGTCAAACTACTGCTTCTGGTGGTGGTAGCATCACTGTTAATGCCATCAACGGCACCTTGAAGAAGGGTGACATTATTACTTTTGCTGGTGTTAACTTGGTCAACCGCACCAATAAGACCGATCAAGGAACCTTAAATCAGTTTGTTGTTACTGCCGATGTTGCATCTGGTGGTACTAGCATTCCGATTTATCCCGGTCTTATCCCTGCTCCTGGTGCTGGTCAAACTCAGCAGTATCAGACTGTTACTGCTTCCCCGGCTGATGGTGCCTTGATTGTCATGGCAACTAAGTCTGGTGAAGTATATCGCAAGAGCATTGCTTATGTTCAGAAGGCGGTTACTCTTGCCACTGCTGACTTGGTTATTCCTCGTAAGGCGGTGGAAGAAGCAGCACGAGCGGAATACGATGGTATTTCCATGCGTATTCTCACCGACTATTTACCGGGTAGCGATCAGTTAGCTACTCGTGTGGACGTTTTATACGGGTATAAATATATCCGGCCCGAATGGCTCGCGGTCGTTGCCGACCGCGTGTGATCTGATAAAGTATAATACCCTAGCTAGGAATAAACCTAGCTAGGGCTTTTTCCTAACGGAGCTAACTAATGTCTACTGAAGTAAAAAAGTATGCTGATGGTACTGAAATTAAGCAGTTTCCTAAGTGGGTTTATCCAGGTGGCAAGCCTGCTCATGCTAGTCCAGCAAATAGAACGCAGCATAATGGTGTATTAGTCCAGAATGAAGAAGAATTGAAAGCAGCTTTGGTCGAGTTTGGCGAAGCTACAGAAACCCCTAAATCTACTTCGGAAATTGATACTAAGAAAGCTAGTCAACCAGCTAAGACATGGTAAATGACTACAGCACGCGACTTATGTTTAGATGCTATAAATGAAAGTGGAGCTAATGGTGTGGGTCAAACACCATTAGCAGAAGATATTAATGCTGCTTTCACTCGCCTTCAGAGAATGGTTGCTGTATGGCAAACTAACAGATGGTTAGTTCCTTCATTACAGAATATTAAATTTAACTCTACTGGTGCCAAGTCTTATAGTGTGGGCATCGGTGGTGATATAAATATACAAAGACCCGATGATATTAAATCTGCTTATGTAGTTCAATTAAATACAGGGTCTACACCTGTAAGCTTGGGAATGGAAAAAATCTTTGCATATGAAAACTATGCACAGATTGCAGTTAAAGATTTATTTAGTTTACCAGATCATTTCTTTTATGATGCTCAATATCCATTGGCTAACTATTATCCTTGGCCAATTCCTCAATCTGGTCAATATGAATTGCACATAATTGTAAAAAGCTTATTGGGATTTGGCACGACTATCACACAAGGTGCTATTACTGCTGGTGGTGGAGCATACGTTGATGCAATTTATCCAAATGTTTCATTAACGGGCGGAAGTGGTACAGGGGCTACAGCAGATATTACTGTTACAGGTGGTGCTGTAGCATTATTAAATTTAGATACTGGTGGACAAAATTACGCTATTGGTGATGTTTTATCTGCTTCCAATACCGATCTAGGTGGTATTGGAACTGGATTTAAGTACACGGTTCAAAATACTGGACCTACTATAGATACTGTAATTTCAATGCCTCCTGAATATGAAGAAGCATTGATGTATAATTTAGCTTTACGTGTTTGTTCTTATTATCAAGTCGATCCAATTAAAACGACTAAAGCGATTGCAAAAAGTTCATTGAATGTAATTCGTAAGGCTAATACACAAGTTCCTAGATTAACTATGCCTGCTGCTCCTGGTGTGAGAACAGGAAGGGCGTTCAATATTTACAACCCTGATGGCAATGGTGGATAATGCCATTAGCTAACTTACTTGGGCAACCTTATGCAGGAAAAGCGGCTATTGCTTCAGGGCAAGTTGCAATAAACGTCTATGCTGAAAGTAATAAGGATGCTTTACAAGCACCAACACCTATTACATACTATCAAATGCCGGGTACAGATTTATATGCAACTCCGTTAAATCCTGGACAGTCTCGTTGTAATTATAGAACATCAAGTGGTACTGCCTACACTGTAGTAGGTCCAACTGTTTATTTACAGCAGAATAACGGGGCACTTGTATTTGTGGGCAGTATCCCCGATAGAGCCTCACAAGTACATATGGCTGATAATGGATTAGCAGTAGTGCTAGTTGACGGTAGCAATATTGGTTATGCTATCGACATGACTACTAACGCTTTTGGGACAATTATTGACCCAAGCTTTTATGGTGCAGATCAGGTTTTATTTCTTGATACGTTCTTTGTATTTAATAGACCGGCAACCAATCAATTTTATATTTCTTTGGGAATGGTTACTTTTGCGCTGCTTACTGCTGGAACGTCATTCGATCCATTAGATATTGCGGCTAAAGCTGGTTCCGCTGATCCAATTGTAGCTATTGCTACAGTAAATAAAAATCTTTGGTTGATTGGAGCTTTAACAACTGAACCTTGGATTGGTACTGGTGCTGCCGATTTCTTCTTTCAACAAGTCCAAGGCGCTTATGTCAATCATGGATGCATTGCGCCTAATTCAAACGCCAGCACAGATACAATTATATTTTGGTTAATGCAAGATAGAAATGGTAAAAATATAATTGTAAAAACTGTTGGGTACGATGTTGAAGAAGTTTCTACACCTTATTTAGTTTCTCAATTTAATACTTACACAACTACTGCTGACGCAATTGGATTTATTTTACAATTTGAAGATCATGCATTTTATTTTCTAGTATTTCCTACAGCTAATATTACTTGGGCGATGGAATTAAAAACAGGCTATTGGTGTCAGGTTGGAAAGTTTAATCACGATACTCAATCTTTTGACCGATGGCGAGCTAATAACGGTATGCATTTTGATGGTAAGCTTATCATAGGTGATTACGATACTGGCA